CTTTTAAAATTTCTTCATACATAAATATCGTCTCCTTTTTTGTTTTCCTTTATCTTATGTTTACATTATACGCCCATTGGGCGCAAATGTCAAGTATTTTTCGCAAACTTTTTTTAAAAAATTTCATAAAAAATAGCCTGCACAAGGCAGGCTATATCGTTATTTTTCGGGTTTATCGGCAGTTTGCGCATAGTGCGCGATCAGTTTTACCGCCCAACTCTGCGGCTGCCGATCGCCCATCTCCCAGTGCTGGTAGGTGCGGAGCGGTACGCCTATCCACTTGGCAAACGCTTCCTGCGTCATGCCGGTTTTTGCGCGAATCGCGCTAATGGTATCAGTGAGGGAAATTTCTTCAGGTTCGCCCCAGATCGCCTCGTAGTCGTCGGCATTGAGGCGTCGCTCGCACCACTCGCGCGCTTCTTCCTCTGTGAACGGTTTGATTTTTTCGCCGCCGTCATAGCCTCCTGTGGGGCAGGCGTAAGCACACCAGCTGGCGGGTCCTCCTATGCCGTACAGGAAAAACTCTCCTGTACGTTTTTGGTAGAGCGTTTCCTCTACATAGCTGAAATCGTTGCGGGCGCGGCCGCAATCCCACTCGGCAACTTTTTGGGCGGTGTCGGTATCGTACCGCCGCCCGTTGATGATTTTTTTCATGATATCTCCTCCTTAAAATGCCGCCTCTTCCCACTCGTCCTCGTCGGCAGTGCCGAAGAAATCGGGAGGAAGCGGGATGTACGGGTATCTATCTTGGTTGAGGTATAACCAAGATCCGACATCACCGTCGTAATCTTGCTCCCAGTCTGTCTGGAAGCAGCCTCGCCCGATGCCCTCGTGCGAGGTGTAGATGGTAAGAAAATTGCCATCTGTCCTGACATCGACATACCAAATCGTATCGATGTCTTCACCTATACCGGTAGTATAGGTGAAATTGCCTTGCTGACCTTGCGAGGCTACAGCTTTTTCTATAGCCTCGTAATAATCTTTTACATACATAATATCTCCTCCTTAGTCCTCAATTTCTTCCCAGAGGCGTTTTGCATACTCCTCCGCGTTTTTCTCTTCAAAAAGGCCATCTTCATAGCCCTCGACTATGTGTTCTTCGGCGCTTTTGCAAACCTCCAAGACCTCCTCGAAAGTAGATCCTTTAAACTCCTCAGCTTCCTCTTGCCACTCTAATCTTGTTTTCATATCAATCGTCTCCTTTTTGTTTTTCTTTATCTTATGTTTACATTATACGCCCATTGGGCGTAAAAGTCAAGCGTTTTTCGCAAACTTTTTTAAAAAATTTCACAAAAAAAGAGCGGCTTAGTAGCCGCTCTCATTGAAAACTTTCTCGCATTTTTGTTTCGCCTTTTGCTTGATCTTGTTCACGTTCGATGCCGACATATACAGCCTGTCTGCCGTCTCTTCGGCTGTCAATCCGTCCAAGTAGATACTTTGCAAAATTTCGGCTTCTTTCAGTGTTAAATTCACTGCTCCGATTGCCGCCAGAGCCTTAGCTCGGCAGGGCTGCGTCAGCACCGCCTTTACGATGTCCAACGCTCCGCCCCCCTAATCTACATATACTTTTCCGTCCACGAAATCCACACTCACCCGCGCCAGCTTTTCTAAATCGCGCAGTTTAACATAATTCGAGCCGCCGACATTTACCGCTTTGACGATCACGGCTTTACCCGTCGACTTGCTCCATACTTGCAAATCTTTCACTTCCTGCATTTCGTCCTCACCCCCTACATGATCTTCGATCCACGCCCATGCATCAATCAAATCTTTCTCCGTCAAAGGGCTGCTGCCCTTAGCCGGATAGCGATACCTGCCCTCATGCAGCTCTAAGTGCAAATGTGCGCCGCTTGCGTTCCCGGTCGCGCCCATCACGCCCACCTTTTGTCCGACCTTGATCCTTTGACCGACCTTTACCGCCACGCTGGATAAATGCGCATACAGGCTCACCATGCCGTCAGCGTGTTTGATACATACATGCTTGCCATACGCCGCGCCGTGGGCAGAAATGCTTTCTATCACGCCGTCAGCGATCGCACAGACGTTTTTATCGCCCTCGCCTACTATATCCGTGCCGATATGCCAGCCGCACTTCCATGCGCCCTTACGCCCAAAAGGGCAGGTTACTTTAAATTTTCCTTTGAATGGATAACCGTACTCCATAAAAAAACGCCCCCTAAAACAAAAACAGCCTGCGATCAGCGGCTGTTCAAAGTAGAAAAATTTTCGGAATTTTCTTTAATTATTTTTATATTTTCTCTTGACATACTGCTGGCAGTATGGTATAATATAATTAACCTAAAGGAAAGGAGTGAAAAAGACAATGGGAGATAAAAAAGGCGGCGATGAGCTGAACCTCATCACCGCGATAATCCTGCTGTTAGTGGCAATCATCGATCTGCTAAAGGCTTTGATTGACTAACAGGACAAAGGGTTGGGGCGCAAGCCCCGCCCTTGGGATTATTATATCATTTTATTACCCTACTGTCCAGTAGTATGATAACATTTTTAAATATTTTAAAGATTATTTTATGCTGCATTGCCATCGGGATTTCGTTAACTGTGATTTTCCGCCATTTCAGAAAGGAGAAATGATTTTATGGGAAAGACATCAAACGCCGCCAAGACAAGATACAATCAAAAAAATTATGTTGCTTGGTCTGTGCGCGTTAAACCCGATCTAAACGATCGCCTTGTCGCCTACTGCCAAGAAAATGGCCTGAGTAAAAGCCAATTTCTCACTTTAGCCATTGATACCTTAACCAAGCCTGCCCAGTAGCAGGCTTTTATTATGCCTGTGCGTGGCGGAGCTTGGCTATTTTCGCCGTTCGCGGCGGTTCTTATCATTTATCCCTACCGCAAAATGCCCCGCTTAAAACGCCTTTTAGGCGTTCGTATTTTGCCTTTTAATGCACTCTTTTTAGCGGCATAGTATAAAACTATGCCGCTTTTTCGCTATTTTTTATCATTATATTTTTTATCATTATTAGGCACATTATATCCTAATGCCCTTTGGCTGTCCGTCACACCTGCAGTTGTCGGGTCAATCAGTGTTCCCAGCACCGCCATGATGACCGAGCCAATCATAAATGGATTGCTGATTAATGCCTTTGCCTGCGCGATGACGATATCCCAGCTGGTAAACATATCCGCACTTACCCCCATTGCCGACAAGATAACACCTAACAAACCTACCCAAAAATACGGATTTTTAATTCTTACTTTCCAGTTAATTTTCATGTTTACTCCACTCCTTTTCTAAGTCATCTAACCGGTGATTAATAACCTTGATTTTCTCATCGATGACGGGGATTTTTTCCGCAAAGCCGTTATGCTTGCGCACCTCTCTCGTCAACTCCTCGATTTTGACCTCAGTCACCGCCTGCGCTTTGTTGTTGGCTAAAATCACGCCTAAAAGCGTGATGCCGCCAGTGACCACTGCTGTAATAATTGCCGCGATTATGTTTCCCATTATTTTACCTCTCTGCGGATAACCACCGTTTTTTCCTTATCCAGCCACTCCACATCAGCACCCAGTGCCTCGCCTATAAAGCGTAGCGGTACGAAAGTACGATCATTCTTAATAAACGGTGCCTCATCCAGCACATACGCGTAATTATTCACATACCCGATCCGCTCCCCTATCTGCATGGTGATGACGTTATCCTTGTCTTTGATTGCGATAGTTCTTGTCCCGTTTTCCCAGAATACTTTCGCGCCTAATGCCTCTCCGATAAATCTTAAAGGTACAAAAGTTCTACCGTTTTTAATCATTGCCGGAGCGTCTATTGCTATTTCTTTATCGTTAACAAACGCCTTATTCTCGCCTACGATTAATTCGACGATATCCCACCGTTTCACTTCGTCTACCAAAGGCCAGCCCTCTAATATAGGATAGTCCCACGGTAAGACGGCAAACCCATTGTACCCCCACGGCGTGCCCCAACTATTTTGGATAATGATTCCGTCCTTGGTGAAACCAACAGCGCATACTTCATGACAGCCGCGCACTCGCTCGCCGTCTTTCGGCATAGGTAGCACCCAGTTACTCTCATTCTTTAAGACAAACGCGTCAAAACTCACTCGCACATCAATAGTGATAGTCGCTGCTCCATGCTGAAAGACACAGTCGGCAATCTCGTCTGTTTTGCTCGTATAGGCATACCCGGCTATGCAATTTTCCTTTGCTTTGGGAAATAGCGGCGCCAACTTCGCACTGATCTCCTCGTTAGGATAGTCAGCCGAAAGCGGCACACCTTTGGGCAAATCTTTTGCATAGCAAATACCGTTTTTCCGTGCGTTATCCAGCACTTTACGCATATAGCGCCCCTCACCTGTGTAATCATCGTCCGTACGGTCGAAATACGAAAATATCGGGGCGAATTCATACTGGCTCTTGCGTTCTCTTAATTCATGATAAAACTTTGCTGTTGCCAGCGCCCATGCCGTGCAGTCACCTGCCTCTTGATGATGTACAGGGCATAATACCTTGGGATAATACTCCGCTGGGCGCACTCCTGCCGCAATATAATCTTTCGCCTGATAATCTCTCCCATCAGGCGGGCTTAGCAAGCACCCCAGTAAATTTTGCATTGCTATCACTCCTTATTTTAAATATCGTACATATGTTCGCTCAGGTAATGGTTTCGGTTATGCTGCCGTTTGCGTTAAAAACCGTCTTTTTCGTTTTGGTTTTCGTGCCGATTTTATAGGTTTCGGTGATACTGCCGTCCGAGTTAAAAACTGTTTTCCTCGTGCTGCCGTCTTGGTATGTTTCCGATATACTGCCGTCGGAATTGAAAACCGTATTTACCGCCGTGATTTTATCCAGCTTTTCGGCCAGATCCGCCGCCAGCTCGGCAGCAGAAACATAGCCGCTGTCGTTTTCCAACTGGCTGACCTTGGTAGGGATTACCGCCGTGCCAGTAATCGCTTGCCCTGCGGCATTGTGCGCCGTCGCCCCCGCGAGCAAAGTATCAGCCGTCACCGTATCGCCTGTCAGGTCTATCAACGTTTTGCCGTCATAGGTTACCTTGTTTACGCTCACGCTATCACCCCGCGATCGTAACTGTCGTTCCGCCTGCGCTATTTGGTGTTTCGACGTACGGGATCGCCTCGACCGTGACCTGTGATAAATAGTTATAACCGTCGTCAGGCAGCACCTGCTGCGCTGCCGATTTCGGCGTTACAGTCTTAGCTTGCGGTTTCGCGCCCTCAGTGCCGCTCATCGATCCTGCCACGCCTAAAATCGTCACACCCTCGCGGATGTTGCTTGCGACCAGCTTCGCCTGTTCGTCCTCGGCGATCTCTACCCCACCGGAGCCGTCGTGGTATCCCTGCGGGATCGTGAATTTTTCTTCTTTGGTAGCGATCGTCCCATTTACAGCGCCGTTGTTGGGCATCGTACCGGTAATCTTTGCCCCGCGCGCATACGCCGTTTTCCCTTTTAACAGCTCGGCCACTGCCGCCGTGGCGTCTTGGGTGTCGCTGTCATAGGTGCATGTGCCGGTGATGACCTCGCCTGCCTTATCGTGCGCCGTAAACGATTTTAGCAGCTTGTCCGCCGTTACGGTATCAGCTGTTAAATCAATCAAAACTTTGCCGTTATAGACGACCTTATTTACATTCTCCGCCATTTTCAACCTCCTATTATCACCGTCTTGCCGCCCTCTTCGTTTGACACGGCAAAATACGGAATTTCTGCTACGGTCACATCTTCGCGCATGATTTTGTTTGCGCTTTCCAGTGTCTGCGCATGAAATGCCTGCGGGATCACATGATAATCGCCGTCATATTCTTCGGCGTTACTTTGCTCGATGATGATGTTTCCCAGGGAAATTTCTATCTCGCCTTTTTTCGCCGCCGTGACCGTAATTTTTTTATCCTTTTGGATATTTACCTTGATCGGCATCTACAGCACCACCTTTGACGCGCTGCGTTTAACGTCGATTTTTCCTAAATCCGTGCCGATGACATCGCCCGACATAAACTTGCAGCGCACCTGACAGGTGAGCGGCGCATTAGGCAGGTGCAAGGTTTCCTCTTGACTCAGCGGAAACACAAAACAGCGATTTCCTGCGTCATAGCTGACCTCACCCGCCGCATAGGTCTTGCGCATATCGCCGATGATGATTTCCACGTCCACCACCTGCTCGGCGGTAACCTCGCCGTCCTCCGAGGCGATCGCAAATGCCACGCTATAGGCGTCACCCTGCATTACATCCATCTGCCCCACCTCACTCCGCTAAAATATACTCGTAATCCTCATCGCTTATCTTTCCCAGCGCATGCAGGCGATCAACCATCGCCTTTGTCCATAGCCCACTTTGGTAATAATCGCGCATTTTTTCTTTAGTCATAATGTCCTCCTTAGGAGTTTAGAAGCACTAAGTAGTCCAGATTCGCTTCGATCCGATCGGCTTGCGTGGGTTCAGGCGTAGGCTCAACGTACTCTCTTGGTTTGCTTATGTCTACTTTCGCCATAGTATACATATCTAAAAAAATGCCATCATCATAGATTAACCCATTATATGGGTAAAGATTATCTTCTATTTCTACTACTTGAATTTTTTCGCCGTCTGCTGTATCTGGATACTGTGGGGTGTGATTGCTTTCTATTACATCAATAACTTGTTTATTAAGCAAAGCAACATATTTCATAACTCATTCTCTCCTTATTTAAAAATAATTTTAACATATCCCGGAGCGCCGTCATCACCGGTGCTATAACCATTATCACGGTACCTTGCTGCACCGCCTCCACCTCCAAAGGTAGGATAAACCATAGTATGACCTGAATTGTTCTGTGCTCCGCCTCTTCCTAAAGAACCACCTCCGTAATAGGTTTTACTTCCATATGCGCCACCGCTTAAACCGTTCTTGCCAGCACCACCAGAACCTGTACCCGCACTGCTTGTACTTGCTCCGTTTCCACCGACAAGCGTTACCAAATTCCCAATTTGTGTGCTACCACCTTTTTGCGCAGCAGTAGTTCCACTTGCTACAAGTCTACCACCAGTACCTCCTTTCCCCACAGTGATGCTTAAGGTGCTATTGGGGGTAACTGAATATATTTTATTATATATTGCAGTTCCGCCAGCACCTCCTATTCCAGGAACTGTTTCCCCATAGTCACCATGGTCCTCATAACCTGCGTAGTCACCTCCACCGCCGCCTGCACAAGCTGTAATGATTGCGATTGTTGCCCAGCTTGGCACAGTTAGTGAAAAAGTACCTACTGATTCATACTCAAATACAAAATCTCCACCGCGATATTTAAGCCACTCGTCTAACGACTTGGAAATACTTGTCCCCAGTGTACTGTTTATCGCTTTTTTTATCTCTCCCCAGCTCATTTGATCACCTCCGAAATATTGCCATCTTCGTTAAAATTTATTTTTTTCGTCATTACCTGCGTGCCTGCCGTAAAAATCTCATCTATACTGCCGTCGGCATTAAAGACTGTCTTTTTTACGCTGCCGTCTTGGTATGTTTCCGAGATACTGCCGTCGGCATTAAAAACCGTCTCGCACTCGCCAAATCCCTGCATCGCCATGAGATTGGCGCGGTTTAGTGCTGTGCCGTTTTCCCAGCCGTCGGGGTACTCTACAGTTTTTTCTGCGCCGTCTATTTTGCGCACGTTACCCTTACCCGCAGGCGGCACAGCGTCTTTGAAATTTATCATATGATCCCTCCTGCTTGCTCTACTCCGCACTGGATATAGGCGACCTGTATCGCCGCCAAAAGATCGTCTATATCCAGCAGGAATTTTTCGATATTGTTTGCGCCGATATAGTCTAACCCCTCGAAACTCTCGGGGAAACTTTGCGGCTTGGTGCTGCTTACTTGTTTTTTTATCATTTACTTATCTATATTCATTGCACGGTCAATTCAACAAGTATAGGACAGTGGTCGGAAAGGTAGCTGTTCTCCGGTTTGTCTTGGATAACGCGGTAGCGGTCTATCTTTGCGCCTTTGGTCACGAAGACATAGTCCAGCAGTACGCGTTCCTCCACCGGCAGACGGCCGAAGTCAT